GTTCTGTAAAATCTGGTGTCTGGCACACCAGATTATATAGAACTTCTACTTAACACTTCTATGTTGCACTTATGCAGTTGCACCATCTGCAGCGAGGTCTTCATGAAGATCTGTAATCGGATCACCTTTTGACTGAAAATAGGTTGCAGTCCACGGTGCTCCGCTTGCAGCCTGTGGCCACAATGCCAGAGTATGATCTACATAGTATGGAGCAAACCCGGATCTCTCAATTTCTTCCGGAGAAAGATTTTTCGTCAGCTGATGCACAATGGCACAAATCATTTCCATATGGGCCAGTTCTTTCGCACATCTAAGATGCAACTAATACACATTAAATAAGTAGTAACTTTTTGATAAAAATAAGATTGATACAATATTCACCCCTCAGAGAGCTAATCTTCGAGGGGATTTTTATTAGAATAACTGGAACCGATCAATTGCCTGTCCGAACGCTCCAGCATATCCGTCCTGCCCGTTTCCGGTCTCGTTATCATACTGCCATGACCAGTAAGCTCCATTTACAGGGCTGACACGGTACTGTGCTTTCTGATAGCCGTATTTTGCCGCATAATCCGCTGGAGTATTGTAGTACACCTCGATTGCGTCAATCGGCTGTCCGGTACCTGCATAACCATTGTTGTGATCATTCCAGTTGCATCCGGTCACATAAGGCAGCCACCCTCTGCCAATCACGTGGACTCTGTATTTTACGGATCCCTTGTCTACCTTGATAGCCACGTCTGTGATTTTCTTACCCTGAATTCCGGCAAAGTCTGTAAGATTCCGTACAAACGGCAAGATGCGTCCGTCCTCCAGCTTGACAGCGTAGGTAAATACTACTTCCGGCTGCTGTGACGCCGATGCCTGTCCGGATCCCTGTCCACCAGATACGTAAGTTGGTGGCGTGACATTACCACCCATGTACTCCTTAATCCGTTTGATAAAGTAGGACTTTGTAGCTTCTCTGCCACCGTGAATCTCCACAGATCTGTGAGGGCATGATGTGGCATACACTTCCTGATGTAGCCTTATCGTGCTTGTGCTTGGTGTGATTCCATACTGCTTGCACTTCTGCGCTGCCAACTGCAATGCTTTTTCCTCATTTGCTTTAAATACATCCAGATCGCCCATACTCTGACACGTTTCGATGCCAAGATAATTTAAGTTCCCGTTTGTGTCTCCGCAGTGCCAAGCGCAATTCCAGTCATCCTCTGCCTGCAAGATTCCATCCTGCGCTACATAATAGTGCGCAAATCCGTTTTCCAGAGGATGTGTCTGTAACCAATTTCTGTAAAATTCTGCATTGGCGTTCTTGCTTCCAGCGTCATTGTGAAAAAAGATTCCTACCGGATTTCTTCCTCTGTTTCCTGCTACTCCACGACAAATACTCATATTTTCTCTCCTTCCTGCGCGATGACGCACAACTTACATATCGTATTTAATGTTTTCCCACTTTTTGTAAGCATCAAAATATAACTCGTTTTTGTCTCCATTGTATGTGATCTCATGATACATACCGTCACTCACTGGCGTACTAAGTAACGCCTTGTGATTTTGCAGTGTCTTGCAATACCAAACTACAAATACATCATCCGAAGTCATGTTGCCAGACGTATCCGTCTTGTCTTTATTCTGATTAAAATAATCTGCCACCTTTGCTTTACAAATGTTTAAAAATTCTCTACTACCCATAATTCTTTATTCCTTCCCGTGCAATCGCACAATAAAAGAGAGCCTGTTTCCAAGCTCCCTACGCATTCACTATATGTATAACAAAAAACACCCCATAGCTGAGGTGTTCTTCTGGCAATGCCTTACTCCGACAGTAGTACATACTGCTTACAATCTCTTGCGGTTTATAAGGACTTATTTTGTTAAACAAATATTAGCATGTTTTTTCGTAATTGTCAACAATAAAACAGTTGTTACGCCATATTCGAGGATATCTCCCAAGCACAAATGTGTCAAAACATGGACTTATATAACAACTGCCAGTTAAATTATATGTATAATCAATTTTAATAATACGGAAATTTGAATATTTTATTTGTACTTGTCTGATTTAGTAACATTTTTACATTATCTTTTGATTCTGCGATATTTTTTTGCCTATATCTGTAAAAAGTATTTGAAATAAAATCTGCTAGTTGCAGTAACAAATAATTTTTTGAATCATAATAATGAACAACTATATCTTTTTCCGCAAATGATTCCACTAAATTCAATTCTGTATTCAAATATTCCTGTAAAGTATATTTTGACTCTGTCGCAACATTCCTCTCGTCAATAACAAAATGTATTTGGCTCAACTCTTTGAACTTGCTTCTTTTCTTGAAATGCTTTTCTAAAAAAGTTTTTATAAGGTAGTTAAATGCTCTAGATGAATTCGATCTGAATTTTACTGTAGCTTTTCTGTTATTCATCACAATCACAGCTATTTCGAACTTATCGCCGCACTTTTCGATTAGCTTTTCATATATTTGTCTTTTTTCTACCTCACTAAGCTCTGACCCCTTTACCTCTTTATTGTTCCTTAACTGTTCTTTGAGCGTATCCTTTTTATTAACAATTTTTAGCCGTTCCTTTTTAAATACTTTTTTAATATGATTTATGTCTTCATCTTTAACAAATAAGAGCGTGATAATAAAGAAGTCATTCTCTTTTATCGTACCTTTACCAATCGTTCCAGATTCGTCCACAAAAACTGTAATATCGTTTAATTCCATTGTATGCACCGCCATATATAATACGTTTATTATATACCATCTGCACTGTTTCCGCAAGTAAGATTAGTGTTAATAAAATCTACAAAAGAGGACGATTACTCGCCCTCCTGCTCCTGTGATTTATTTGTTAAAACATCCAGTGCTTTTTTTAACGCTTCCGGATATTTCACGCCCATAATTCCAACATTTTCCAAAATCGAGATCCCCTCATTTGCTATAAATGCCAGTACCACGGCTGTACGGATGTAGTCTACGCCGAGAGTAACATCCAATCGGTATGCAATAAGTACGATCAGCAGGGACACCCCTTTTCTGCACAGACCTTTCCATGCAGAGTAGCTGCTCAGCGCGCCATTCTCTGATTTGTTGCTCTTTTTCCAAAAGGCAGCGATCAGCAATCCAAGAACAAAGTCTACACCCATAAAAATAAGTAATGTAGTCAAGTCCTCGGACCATCCTCCGATCAGGTTTACGAAACCTCCTACAATAGCTCCGAATACCATGCATAAAAACGCTTTTAGATTTGCTAACTGTTCCATTTTCTTCATATCCTCACTTTCCTTTCTGTTTTTAAAGTATAAAAATAAGACCATCACGGTCTTGCTCTGATCTCCATGTCCCCTCCTAAGACGATGCAATCCAAGATGTACAAATCGTTCGCTCTGCATAATCTTTCTTTTCCACATCCAAAGAAATCTTGTCTCCTATACGATATCTTCCAGTTCCAATAATCGTCCCTGCGACTACTTCCGGGCACGCGCAAAATACGTGATATTTCGGCCGGAATTCTTCCGGGATGGCCGCCTCGTCAAAATCATTGAAAGACCCGCTGTTCGGAAACTGTGCCAACATCTCAATTTTGCAGTGTACGATATTACCGACCTTATACAGCCATATTTGTGTGTGGTTGCTGCTGTTTACATTGGAGTATGGTCCTCTAACCTGTCCGGAATCATATTCCTTGATTCCCATCAATTCTTGATCACCCAGTAATAACTTGCCATGAAACCTCGCATCTTGATAGAAATCATAACCCACTTCGCTATCGCTTGCTGTTCCGCCGAAAGCAATACTTCTCCCTTTATTTGCAACATCCAACGCCCGGAACTGTGCCGGAACAATCACTTCTTCTTGTTTGCTGCCGTTTAAGTCCGTGATTGTAACGATAACAAAGTACACACTCCCCGTGGATATTTTCCCATTCCCGATTATTTGAGAAATCTTTCCGCTTGTCGTGTTTGGGTATGTTTCGCTTGCTTTCACCGGACTCCCGGAAGCAGTCTCCTGATAATCTATCCTGACACTGGTTGCCTTGTTGGAACTATTTAACGTCCAGTCTACTTGCCAGCTCCCAGTTACTTTAATGTACGTGCCATCACTCTTTGGTGATCCCTTAGAGTCGCATCGCAATGCAGTCAACCCGGTAATTGTCGGCTTAATGTACGCGATCTGCCAAACTGCATAAAGAGTCACATCTGCATCGGCACCGTATGTTGATCCCGGCATGTATGCTACGTCTCCAGCGGACGATGTTGCCCAGCCCATAAATACATAGCCATCTCTTGTGGGACGCACAGAAGATAGTGTTAATACGGATCCGTATATCTTTTTCTGGTTGTCTGGAGCACCGGTCCCACCATTTGCATTATAAGATACCGTATGCTCCCACGTAATAGCCGGCAGCGCGTAACTTCCATTTGCCGAGATTGTCGCTGGATTTATTCCCGTGTTGATCGTTGCGGAAAATCCTATGTTCTTGGGCTGTCCGCTTGTCGGCATCGTAATACGGAATGTCTTAGTTCCGCCAATGTTTGTCCATATCCAGTTCCCTCCACCGCTTCCAACTGCAAATGTCGCACTGCCAGAGGTGTTCTGTCCATCACAGCTCATGCTGTACGGTGCACCGCCGTAATTGTATCCGCCCCAGTCAAATGCGATATCAAATCTGATATCTACATCATACTTATGCGTGAGATTAACATCTCCTACACCACGTACTGCCGTGACGTATATTCTTCCTGTTCCTGCCATCTTCCTCTCCTTACTCGATATAGATTATAGATAGGTGTCCATCCCCATTGTCCAGCATAGCATAGTTGCCTACACCAACTCTCTTTGCACTTAGATTGTCAATTTCTGCCACCGGCATATACGCTTTCTCGTTCCCAAAATATGCCAATCCCTTATCGCCCTGGTAAAATCCCAATCTGGAATTTGTTAATCTGGCTTTTAGGTCGTTTCCTGTTCCGCCAAGCTCCAGAAACGGTGTTACGCCATCCGACCCCTGCCGTACCCATGTATCAACCACCTCGGTCTTACCATTCACATACTCTACTGTATTTTTAAATTCTGCACGAACTTCATTTTTGTATTTTTCGAAGCTAGTGTTAATATTCGTTACGCTAGAGATTGCTGTATTTGCGGATTCCTGAGCATTTCCCGCAGCATCTTTCGCATCCTCGATGTCTTCTGCGTATGCTTCCACCCATTTTTCGCCATCCCAGTACTTAAACACGTTATTGACTGTATCGTACCAGAGCTTGGTCTTATCGTCCGGCGGGGTATCCGACTTGATTGCTGCATCCTCTCCGTCTGTTCCATCGGATACATCCATAACCGTAACCTCTTCGAATCCTCGAAGGATTCCCTCCGTATCCCTTGCTTCAAATTTGTAGACCGCCTTGCTCTCCACATCCAAAGCTCGAACTTTTATGGTCCGACCGGCATAAATATGATTTCCATCCTTAAACCATCGAATTGTGAAATTGCCTGTCCGATCTACCCCATTATCTATTACATTGGCAGTCAAGTTGGTAAAGCCTTCATTATTTTTAAATACAATTCCGTTATCCGTAGAGATACTGCTTGTGTAAATCTTTGTTTTGTTAATCAGATCCTCTACTTTCTGCAGCAAATCTTCAGAGATTTCCGACTGTAGCTCTTTAAAATTGGTAAAGACTGTCTTGTTTGCTTGCGGATTCGTGAAACTGCGAACCTGCTCCGATACTCTTGCACTCAAGTATAAGGTAGGAACGTACTCCTCATCCTCAATCTCCACGGTATCTCCGATAGCAGTATCAAAGTATCCCGTTACATCATAAGTCACGACCGGTTCAGATGCGGTTTTAAGATCTGACAGTGCCATACTGTACAGCTTGTCTTTATTATCCGTATCGTAGGATTTTGGCATAAAGATGTATCCGTCTTCCTTGTTTATCAGATTCGATGGGAAGCGATCTCTTGCCTGTGGTGCCCGGATATCTGGACCTTGTGTATAAAACTCTACTACACCGTTCTCATCCAGCTCTTCTTTCTCAATTCCCTGTATAGTCAGTCCATCCTTTCCTGTTGGACGGATACCGGTGTACAGGTTTTCGATACTGGATTCCTTCCTGATGCCGGTAACATTTTTTCCATACCGCAGCTTGATATCTCCCCGGAACTCCCCGACTCCCGCGTTATCGTCTGAGTGTTCCCGATACACGTTCATTACAATTTCTTTCAGCGAATAATCATCATTTAACACAGTCTGGAACTCAATCTCCGCATCGAATACATTCGCCACGGAAAATAAACGGGACAGTACCGTTGCCTCACCTGTCCATTCGTTTGAAATCCGCTTATCTGACACTTCATTGATCCCGATCCGCACGGTACGTTCCGGATCAAAGGCAGTTACATATTCCTCAAAGCTCATTGCGCTTTCAGATTTGTATGCCCCAACATTCTCGTTGATCAATTCGAAGCTTAAAGACCATGCTGTCGCAGTAACTGTAAATTCATCCTTTTCCACATGTACGATATTCAGATAGTAGTCTTTTCCGTTATATACAAAGGCTACTTTATTCCCTTCTACGATATACGCCGCATCCTCGTGTTTGGAACTTACCGTAAATGCGTATGTATTCGCTGTCCCCTGCAGATATTCATGGAGCTCATCGTTCCAATAATGCATAGAGTTTCGATGGGTGTTATCCAAAAATGCAAGCACCCTGTCATGTGGATTCAGTACGGCAATTCTGATTTCATTCATTATAAATACGCCTCCCTTATTTTGGCTTTAATCGTTGGTGGAGGACTGCTAAATGCCGAGTAGGAGAACTGGATCTCCGTCTCTCCCGGCGGTACCAGAAAATGCTTACTTCCTCGGATTTCATCTTCCATCCGCTTCATCCCGTTTACATAAACCGCTGTATCATTTCCATCAATATAGACCACATCTCCGGACTTATACCGGTTCGGCACATCTCTGTATTTTTCCACGTTATCCTTGCGGAACCAGATACTTTTTAAATAATTGTGCGTAACCAGCTGATTTCCAAGATCTCTACTTCCCCACTGCCCGATCCAGACCTGTATCTTCTCGCACGCCATGTCCTTGATTTCCGGGATAGTGAAGTAATAGTACTGCCCATACCAGAAAATACGCAACCGATCCCCTTCTTTTAAAAAATCATTATGCCCGCCACCCATCTTTAAATTAAACGGGTTTCCCTCATAAGCTGTCGGCTGGAAATCCAGTGTCTTGATCTTCTTGTTTTGTGGTGCGAACCAGTCCACATGCGCCGTATTACCAACCGTATCACTCTTGTTAATAGACATAGAGCAGATCACTTCATTTTTCCCTGTAAGAAACGCAATAGTCTGTGCTCCCGTCTGTCCCATCAATCCAGTCTCGAACCAGTGCTGCGTGTAACAGTAAAAGTTCTTTGCCCCACGTCTGCCCTCGCTGTCAACCGGGATAGTAAGTGTTCTCATTCCGCCGTTCCAGTACCCGGATGTTGCCTGTCCACCTTTTAATGCCATGACGTTATATCCGGCAACATTCTTGACTTCGAGTGTTCCCTGTGTGGTATTTTCTGGATTCTGATAAGAGGTGCCGTGATCGTCTTGAAACAGGCTACACCCCTCTGACAGTATCTCTGACGCCTTATAGTCTTCGCCGTCTGCTTCTTCGATCTTGCCGAGTTGTATTGCACCGTATTTACTGGCAATCCCAATAAATCCATTTTCATGGTTGTGAGTGATATCGTAGCTTACCGGAACGGATTCTGTACCACCATTTACAATAGTAAGCGTCTGATATCCGCTTTCCTGATGGGCAGTAAACGATTTTTCCGCTGCAGAATATTTCCGTGGATCACAACAATAAAAAGTAAATTCGCTTTTTACGTTCAATCTGCCTGGCTCCACATCTCCTACACTTGATTTCGTCCCGATAAAATATTTATCCGGTTCATCTGCAAAAATCAGCTTTGCCTGTTCCTTATTTAAGATTCCAGAGAGTTTGTTGAATTTTTCCTGAAACTCTCTAGGGGATGTGCAAAGCAACTGGTATCCAACTGTAATACTTCTGGTTGTATCTCGCTTTCCCGTATACTCGGACCCATCCACAAGATCAATTTCTCTCTCCGAAATTTCCGATCCCAAAAGCTCACGACCGGTCACGTACAGAGTTCTGTATCCGTCAATCAAATTTTCAATATATGCCCCATCAATCTGCAGAGCCTCACTCGGCAGGGAGCTTTTACTCCCCGCTTGATTTGTATCCACAAACTCATACATGACTTCGTTCTCCTTTCAGTCTCATCCTCATACTCTCTCGACTCTCCAGCTCTTTCTGCGTAAATTCTGCCGTAACTCGTGCTGCTTCTCTTCCGTTGTACTCAACTGGTACAACGATAGTATAAGTTGCATTGCTGCTGTAAGAGTGATCGCCGGAAAGTTCGTAATCTCCGGCACCGGAAAAGCGCATTCTCATATCTGTGGATAATGTCGGGATATCCACAATGTCCTGCGTAGCTTCTGCAACCTTTCTGGACATCGACTCAATTCCAAGCGCAAATCCCTCTCCTACATAGGCGCCGAGTCCGGCGAACACCCTTGATGGACTGTGAATTTTTGCTTTTGCCCTAACTGCAGCATCTGCAGCCGCAGCCATTTGCGCCGCAACTGATCTGATATATCCTAAGGTTGCCGACATACCATTCGCAAAACCTAACCCTATGTTGTATCCGCTACTGTATGCGCCGCTTGCACCGGAAGCAAGGGATGATAATACTGCAGATACAGTTTTGGTTGCGACTGCCTGTGTTGGCTGTAGTCCGTTCTGTACACCCTCTTTTGCACTGTCCCCAAGTTTCTGTCCAGAGTTTCTCGCTTTTCCTGCGCCGTTGTCAAATGCGCTTACAATAGATTTCACCGCACTTTTCGCCTTGTTACCAAGCGCATCTAGCCCATCATTTACAATGCTTACAGAATCTTTCATGCTGGTAATGGATTTCTGCGCTGTCTTTGCGTTCTTAGCAATGGACTTCATGCTGGAATTTACCGCCAATAGCGCTGCCGCCATTGCAAGTACACCAACACACGCTGCTACCATTGCGACACCGAATGCTACCACTCCGACTGTGACACCAAGTACTGCAACACCTACTGCAAGCAATCCAACCGCGAGAACCGTGCATCCAACTCCTGCCACAATCGTACCAGCTCCAAATACCGTCATTGCAGCACCTAACGCCCCGATAGCTACAGATGCCTGCAATCCATACTCAGCAACAATCGGAAGTACACTTGCCACGATCGCAAGGCCTGCGCTCGCAAGCAATACTGCCGCTCCAACAAGTGCCGCAGCTACACCGAATGCAATCAAACCAACAGCTCCTGCTGTAAGGATGGGAGCTACTGCAGCCGCTACGACCATCAATCCACCAATTGCTACGATCAGGCCGAACATCACTCCAATTGCAAGAGGTCCTGCATTTGCCAAGGAAATTGCGGACATAGTTAATACAGCGATTCCGGCCGCTGCCAATAGAACGGCTGCACCGAACGCAACAAATCCAGCTGCGCCAGAAGATAATGTCGGAGCTACCATTTTTGCAACGATCAAAAGACCTGCAATCGCTGCCACCATTCCAACTAAAACAGCAACTGCTAAAGGACCCGAGTCCGCTACTGCCTTTGCCCCCTGGGAAAGCAGGAAAAACCCTGCACTAATCAGAGCGACACCTGCACCGAGCATCATAAATGCTTTCGCTGATTCCATAGTGCTTTTCACATTTTCTCGACTCGATACCCCAACCTCTCTCTGCCCTTTAGAGATTCCGAAAAGTTTTCCTGCGATGGCACTTATACCTGCTCCGGCAAGACCCGTAATTGCACTTGTGAATGCACCTACAAATGGAGCGACACTTTTTGCAATCTTAAAGCCTTTATATGCAACAATTAGTTTTGGGAGTTCAGCGATCACTCTCGCAATGATATCTGCATGCTCTTCCAAAAATCCTGCAAACGCTTGGAGCGCATCCCCAGCTCCTTGAATCGCATCGCGGAACCCGTTCACGCTCTCTGTAGAGCCAAATGCTGGAATAAGTTTTCCAAGCTCTTTTCGGATTGCTCCAAATGCATCCCCAAAAGCCCCAGAAACTTGAGAAGCCTCTCTTTTTAAGATTTTCCAATAGGATCCCAAGCGAATCATTGTTGCTGGAATCCAAGTCTGCAATCTGGAAAACACGCTTTCTACTTTTCCGTTAAATTGATTGATCGCATCCACAGCCTTACCTTTAACAAAAGAATCGTAAATGGACTGCATTCCGCTTGTCACCGTTGCTTCAAGGTTCCCCATTGCTCCTTCAAATGTCGTAACTGATTGCGCAGCTTCTCTTGCCATGTCTGTCATCCCAATGTTGTTCATCGCCTGCCCCAGAAGATCGGCTGTGATAGCTCCATCTTCCATTGCCTGCTTAAAATCCTCTCCTAAAACCGGATTCAATTTAATCAATTCTTTTCTTAATCCACCGGCAAGCTGTGGACTCGCATTGACAATCTGATTCCAATCCTGCGCATGCAAAGCGCCAGATGCCATTGCCTGTGAAAATGCAAGTGCAACACTACTAAACTCCTGTGCGCCGCCACCGAATACAGCAACTGCATTTCCAACGGATTCCGTTAATTTCTCTGCGTCTTTAACCCCATTTGCAGACAGAGATCCAAAGGTTGACATTACATCCTGCAAAGAAAAGACTGTTTTATCAGCATAGGTCTTTAACGTTCCTGTTGCACCTGCGATTCTCTGTATTTCATCCTCAGCGTATCCGCTAAACCTCATAGCCTGTTGGAGTTTCTGCATTGCATCCGATGTATTGATCGTTTCTTTGGTTAACCCAGAAAGGCTTCCGGACACGACAGATACAGCTTTTTGTCCAATTGCCATCATTGCTCCAAAGCCAATCCCACCCATAAGTGTACTTTTTAACTCTTTGGCTGATTTTGTGGCTGCTCCGAAAACAGATTTGAACCCCTTATCCTGTGCAGACAATATTGCCTTCACGGAAAAACTTTCTGCCATGCCATCACTCTCCTTTCATCATTCTGCCGATTATGTCCAATCTTTCATTTTTTTGCTTTCGGTTCCTCACACGATCTACTTCTTTTTCGTAATCAAAAAACTTTCTGAATCTCTGATAAACTGGTTTAGTCTTATTCTTTCCGACCTTTTTCTCTGCTTTCACAGCAAAATTCAGGAATGCTTGCAGATGATTTCGATAGTCCTTATCTACTTCTCTTAGCTGCACAGCCTCCATGAGCAAGGTGTATTCTGGAATTGTCAACCTATCCACTTCTTCAAAGCTCTTAAAGCCAAGATATCGGAAACAATTCAACGCCACCTCTCTGTAGGATTCTTCAAAATCTACATCATCAGCTCTCTCTTCTTCGCTTCTTCCTCTTCCATTCTCTGTTTCTCTTTCTCCACAGCGTCCACGATCTCGTCCGTAGCTTTTTTCGTAGCATTGGCACTCTTCAAGAAACCCATTACTGTTTCTGTAAGTTCATCAATATCTGTGTCCTCATCGTCGATATACTCATCCAAAAGGCCTCTTGTCACTCTCGGATTCTGCCCTTTATTCGCAACATCAAGAATGTTTACCAATGCATCCGGATCACCATTTATTAAGTTCATAAGCGCATACCGGAATCCTACGTCTTTTTTTACTCCCGGCAATCCATCCACAGGCATATTTGTCTGCTTGTTTATCTCTCTCAAAAACCCCATTCCGAATTTAAACTGGTACACCTGTCCGTTAATTGTTAATTCCATCATATTTTTTACCTCCATTAAAAGAGAGCGGTCTCGCCGCCCTCTATGTACATGATCTATTCTTTACCTACTTTTGCCTTTCCTACTTTACCTCTGCCGATTAAGGCTACATCGTCAGAGGGCATTATTCCCCCTCTTTCACGCTGTCCTTAAACACATAAGCTGCTACTTCCTGCTGCTGTGCAGTTACAGTAACATCCCCTCGTTTTCCAGAGCCGTTAACACCAAAAGTAAGAGACACCTCTACATTTTCATCTGCCGAGGATGTGATCTCAAATTCCGTGAGATATCCCTGGAAATACATGCCCTTAAACTTATTCGGACCAGGTTCTGCCGGATCATCAAGGTTTGCTTCCCAGATTTCAAGCAACTCATCCGAATCCATTGCGTCCTCTAACTCAGAGATTAACTTATCTTTCTTCGCAAGGATAGCAGTAGCTGTGATTTCTGTTTCCGCAGCCCCGGGTGTGCGAATTGTTCCGTCCTTCGTTGCCGTAGAATCCGCATCCTTGCTTTTTGTTCTTCCATTTTCTGTCGTGAATGCAAGATTTTTCGCAGCCTCTTCTTTGGCTTTTCCTGCAAGTCGATACAAATAGACGATTTTCTTGCCAGATACCGCCTCTGCAAATAACTGTAGTCCTGTCTTAAACATGCTTTTTCTCCTCTCTAACTAAAACTAAATTCTATTTCCAGCAACCCGTGTAAAAGAGGGTGCTTTGTTGTTGTATCCGGAAGAATCCTCTGATTTACATTCCGGACATCCCATGCAAAATTTTCGGTATGATCCAGTTTTCTGCATGTGGTTTTGATCGCCAACAGCATTTTTGATACCGTCCCGCGCCGTTTTGGATTGTCGTGCCAAATATGGATTGTCTGATGGACACTGCCAAACACAGCGGTCTTATTCGCATCATCGATCAATTGGCTGTCTGCGAGATAAACAAAAGGATACGGCGTACCATCCGGCGGTAAGAAGCCGTCATATACGTCATATCCTAATGCTTTGATCTCTGTAAGTAATTTTGTAAATAATTCTTGCTGTGGATCCATATCTCACCTCACAAGCTTTTGCAAATCTTTTTCAAACTGTTTCTTTTGCTCCTCAAATGCGGGTTTTAAATAGGGTTGGGCTTCCATGAATCGGGTTCCGAGTTCTACATAAGGCGCATACTCAGCTGTTGGTTCGACAGTGGCGGTCATCCCACCATCAGAGATGTCAATACCGATACTTCTTTTCAGTGTTCCAGTATCGACTGGAGCATTCCTCTGCGCTTTCTTTTGCATATCTGCCCCGTTTTTCCGTACAACTGTCTGCACAGCACTCATATCCATCCGCTTCTTCAAACCTTTATTCAGCTTTGCGATTCCTTCGATTTTTAACGTAGCCATCACTGCACCTCCGATACTACAAACACATGCTTTGTTCGCAGTTTCCGCTCAAAATCCACTCTGTATAAGGCGTTGCCTATTCGGATACGGTCAAACGGCTTTTTGTAATGCATCTGTAACCGCACCGTCTTGCTTCCCTGCTTTATGGATCCGTATACAAGGTTCATCGTATCCGTGCCGGTATCCGTCACACTGGCATGTCTTTTCTCTTCCCGTACAGTATCTTCTTTGTAGTCACCAGTAGCTTTGTCATACTCCCCAGGTGTGATCGACTGGAAGAAAACTTCTGTATCACATCTCAAATAAATCTCACCCTTCCTCGTTTTGATTCTTTTTGTGAGTCAAGAAAAGCCTGTATTTCATCCATAAATCCATCAAAATCATTGTCGTTGTAAGACATGCTTTCGCCCTCAACATTGTGTGATGACATACCCTCGGAACCCAACCGATTGAACCGGATCACTGCCACTTCCACGACAATGTGATTCATTTCCTCCGGTACTTCAATTCCTCTGAGCAGGAGCTTTAGGCGCCCTTGCACAGATCTGAGTATCAACTCCAGTTTCTGATCAAGAGAATCATCCTCGATTCCAAGGAGTTTTTTTAAATCATCCAGCATTCAATTTCAACTCCCTACGAATTCGCCATGATACCCTGTTTTTTCATTTCAGCAAGAATTGCATTGATTTTATTTTTTAAATCAGCCCCTGTTTCTGTGGACAAATCTGCAATCAAAGCCATCTGTTTTACGCCACCAAGCGTTGTTTTATTCGCCGCCAGAAGAGTGTAGCTTGGTCCCGCAGGTCCCTGTGCGCCTGGATCTCCCTTGTCTCCTTTCGGTCCTGCTACTCCTGGATCGCCTTTTTCTCCTTTTGCTCCTGCTGGTCCTGCCGGTCCTACTGCTCCTGCTGGTCCTGCTGCTCCTACTGCTCCTGCTGGTCCTGCTGGTCCAACCTGCTCATTCTTCACGCCCTGCTCTAACTTATTCAGTTTCTCTGCTGTAATAACGTCATCATTATTCCATGTCGTTGGTGTATATGCCATAACTCATACCTCCTATTTTGCTTTACCTACTTTTGCCTTTCCGACTTTCCCCCTGCCTACCAAGGCGAGGTCTTCAGGGGGTGCTATTCCCCCACCGACACTTTAACTACAGCTTTCTTGTTGTCATTCGGAATAAATTCTCCAGCCTTACCAGCTCCCTGCAGAGCTACTCCGTCAAAGTCTTCCGATTCAATCGTTCTCGCTGTGTTAATTCCAGTAAATGCTTTTGCAACTCCGGCAATATATGCATAGGCGCATTCTTTAGACTGGAATAATTCATCCGGAATCTCCTCTACAAGGAATCCCTTGAACTTCACAACTTCATTGCCATCAATGTTTACAGTAGAATTTTTAGCAGTTGTATTCAAAGGATGATCCGAAACGGCATTGTACAGATCGGAGCATACCTTAATTTTTTTCGTTCCAACTGCTTCGATGTTGTTAAAATACTTAGACAGCTCATTAAACAGCTTTAATACATTGTCTTCTGTATAATCAGTAACACTTAAAGTTTTTCCGGAAGATGTGGAAATAAATTTTCCGTGCTGCTTGTTAAACTGCTTTGTCTTAGCCCTCGCCTGCAGTTCCAAGCGATCTGCTACCGCAACGTCAAAATCATTGTTTACCGTGTGTCGGTCAATTCCCTCGTGGTAATTCCATCCCCAAGAGTAATTAACCGGCGTGTTCGCGTAGATAATCTCTTTTCTCTCCCCGAAACGGCTAGAGTTCCCTGTTCCCGTTCCAAACGCTTTCGTAGCTGTTTTATCGTACCCAGTTCCAACCACAACCGGAATGTCTGATGTTTTTACATAAAAGGCTGTTTCATTTTCTCTGACTCCATCCAGTACCTCAAGTTCGCCGACGAAAAAATCCGCGAAATAAGACATCTTTTTAAATACTACCTCCAAAAGGCTTTTAAACTCAAGCTGGTAGCTTCTTACCGGCATATCATTGTTGTCTCCTGCCGCAAATAACTGTAACATCATAAATTCTTTATTCTTCATCTTCACATTCTCCTTTATTTATACTTTGCAAGTCTCTTTTCGAATTCAGACATTGGACTTCCTGAGTTCGTCATGGTTTTTGGTGTAGATCCGGTTGCTCTGGCGATCTCGGCTTTCTTAAGCTGGGATTCCACGATTTTCATCAGAGTGTCAATTCTTGCATTGGTATCTGCTTCATCAACTCCAACAACAAAATCAAGAACATCCTGCGTTGCTTCGATACCTTTCTCCACAAGCACTCCTGCCGCATTTCTGGAAAGCTGATTCCTTACAGATTCTGCCTGCAATCTCTCATTTTCTTTTTTCAGCTTATCCATCTCATACAGCTGTTTCTGCTCTGCATTCATTTTTGCAACTTTAGCTGCTTCTTCCGCTTTCTGATCAGCATCTTCCTGCCATTTCACTTTTGCATTTCCAAGCGCCGTTTCGATTGCTTTATTGACCCGTCTGTCAAATTCTGCTTGGTTCTTCCCATCCTTTAAAAAGTCCTCAAACGTGTTGCCAGAAGCTCCATTACTTTCCTCGTTGCCCTGTGTTTCTCCACCGTTTGCGCCGGATCCATTGCTTTCTGCCCCAGTTCCTTCGTCTTCGGCAAATAACTGTAATGCCATAAATTCTCTAAATTTCATATCTTTTCCTTTCTGCCCCAGTCCATCCACTGTCCAGACCGTTGCTTTAAAATATTTTTCCGGTTCTTTACCGCCTACCGGAAAAAGGCATAAAAATAACACATATCTCTATGTGCTAATGTCCTACTTATTCGATTTTTCCGCACTTTACACAACGCCTAACATATCCCTTTGTAGCCTTGTTGTAGTGCTTGCAATACATGTGTTTGCAGAATCTCTGCTTCAACCATCTGATAAACATATCTCCTCCTAAAGTAACGCCTGTACCTGCTCTTTCAAGCTCTCCGGTACATCATCAATTGTCAAGTGTCCACCTTTGATTCTGTTCGCCAAAAACTGTGCCATAACTTACACCCCCATTTTCATTGTTGCTAAAATCAGTTCCTGTACCGCCTGATCTGTGACTTCCTGTGCTGCCTGTGTTGCTTTCAGGTCATTCTGCAATTTCCCATAGGCGCTCATTCCGTCATCGACAGCTTCATATTCTTTGATTATGTTTTCTTCTGTCTCTGTGTATCCGACAAAGACAATGCTGCTAAATCCCTCTGGTTTCTCTTCCTTGAGTGGTTTGTAGCCCTCTTTTTTGATGGAGCTGATTCTCACAGTTCCGTTTTCCATGATTTTTGCGTAGTTCATGTTTAAATCTCCTTTCGGTATGTTACTTTAATATCGGGGTCAAGCTCCCCTCCGTCCACTCTGATGACTGTGGTAGGGTAGTAGGTTTTTAATGCTCTGATTGCGTTCTGCTCGGATTGTGGGAGTGGGATGAATTCGGGGTTCGTAGTTTCGTAAGCGATTTTTAACGGATTTTCTATGAGCCACGCCTTAAATTCATCGACTGTTGCGACGTTTTCGTTTGGTGCGCTAAAATATTTAACTCCGTCATTCCAGTTGCAACAGATTCCGTATTCTGCTTTGGTATATGATAATTGGACAGCCCTATATTTATCCACAAAAATATCTGAATTTCCGTTTCCATTCGCCACATTCTCGAATCGAATTGAAAAGTTTTGAACATTTCCCTGTTTATTTGCAATACTTATTTTGTTAGATTGTCCGTCAAATCTGTCAATAACAACCCCTGTATACAACCACCCAATCTCTCCACCCTGTTCTACCAGTCTGTCCCACTTTGTGAGAGGGCGGTCGGAAGTTAGGGTGAGGGATTGCGGTGCTTTATATATTGCGTTAGGCAATCTATTCTCTCCAACGTTTAAAATTATTTTTGCATCCTTTGAGTCAGAAATTTCCAATACGCTTACTAAAAGATTTTCCGTTTTATCTGGAATCACAAATGTGTGGTAGTTATCTGCTTGATTGGCGCTAGAATCTTCGTATTTGTACAAAATCATTCCGTTAATATCTGTGGCGTATATTCTAAATCGTGTATTAACGTTTGACTGTACAGATAATGTTACTTTTACTCCTGATAACGTATCAATTTTTGATTCCCAACTATAACCTTGTGATGTAATTAAGGATATTTGACCGCCGAATTCTCCTGTAAAAAATCCTTTCTTACTATTTGACCCATCGAATAAATTTCCTGCAAAAACTTTCACATCAACTTCGTATTTCTGCTTCTCCTCATTCCACTTTCCAACATTTTTGATTTCCTGCGGATATTCTGGGCTTGGGGATGGTTTGTTACCCGTATATGGTTCGTAAGGCTGAGCTGCAGAGCCTTCATTTAACATGATTCCACCAGTGTTTTGTATCATACTCTTAACTCTTTCGAGATTGTTATTGACTCCTAAATAAATGTTTCCATCTTCCGGAGTCAATGTTTTATACTTGGAAATAGCTGCAGATCCGTGCGATAACCATGTTTTATCACTACCGTCCGGTTTTATCCCCACTGTCAGATATTCGCCATTTTTGTTTGCATTTTTAGTAGATACTGTAACCGTACCGCTTACTGGAAATTTATAATAATAAAATCCGCTTCCTGATTGTGTTTTATCATAATTTTCGCTGTCAAAATCTAAAAGTAACTTTTCGTCAAATAGGTTAACGCCCGTAGTCTGCACCTGTTCCGTCTTACCACCAAGCTCCAACCTCTCAAGCGGCGCATCCAAGCTGTTCGGAAGTGCCAACATCCCTGCCCCCTCTAGCTCTACTTTATCGTAGTTCGGTGGCTGCGGAGTGGAGATTCCAAGAGGGCAGATCATATCCACTCCTATGATTCCTGTTCCATCTACCATTTTAAGCATTGTACTTCTACTCCTTTTTCGCTGGTTGCTGTAGGGATGATCTGGACGATGTTGCTCCCTGCGTAGTAGTTTTTATTCCGAATCACGGTTTGTGCGGTCTGCGCCGGAATCAATGCACTTTCTTCCTTTGTTGCGCTTTCTTTCAGTGCAACATACACATCACCATCTGTAAAATTCTTCACAAGGTATTCTTTCCCCTCATGCGCAAATTCCAGAATCAGTGCCTGCTCACTTGTTGTTGCTGCTCTGATAAAAGTCTCTGTTTTACCCATATTTTCACCTCACTTTCACATATTCCGGAAATTCCTCTGCAATTAAGCAGATGCCAACGAAAAAGGAATCCACCAGAGTTTTTGATTTCTCTGACAGATTCCTGTATTCTATCTCAGCCTTTCCGGGAGATATTCTGTATTCTATTTCATCATCCGTTAAGTCATCAATCGACTGAATCAGCGTCTGTGTAAGCGCCGTAACACCAGCACAAACAATGTCTTTTCCATATTCAGCGTACCCGGCGTGTCCAGAGATTTCAATTCGCTCTGGACGGATTCTCACCTCAATCAAATTACATCACCTCCAAAATGCGCATAAAAATACCATCAGCCCGCTCGACCGATGGTATTACATTGCTTCAATTTCTACTTCTTTTACTAGATCGTTTAACGACTTTCCACTATAAAATTTATCATTCATAACTTTATCCACATTATCATACTCTTTCACGTCATCGCCATGCCACGCTTGATATGTCGGAACATAATTATGAACTTCAACTGTCACTCCAGATGACAATCCTCTGTAAGAGAAAGAAATATCATTGCAACACTCAGATAAAATTTGTCTTAATTCATCTTTATTCATAATATATCCCCATTCTCCTTTCTTTCCTCTTTGCTTAATTCGCGAGTTGTCTTATTCTTCAGTCTGCCGTCTTCTCCCCATGTATAGTCATGCGCGTGTTCCCCATGATTTCCATAAGGATGCTGCTTAGGATTCCCGTGTGCGGTTGTATGGATATCTTTAAATTTTAATTTCGACTCTCCATAAAAAGCTCTTACATCTACTTTCCCGTCTTTTCCGATATGGTCTATTACCGCTCCTGCCTCTGCCATTTTAGGCGTTCCAGAATGTCCGCTGACTGTTTTATCTGCTTTTATTATATCAAACACAGATTTCTTTTCAACCCTCTTCTTCCAAGTTTCAAAATCCATTCCATGCTTATGGTATCCATCCAGCCACTCTCGATACTCTTTATCGTCCATATATGCTGCTGTACTGCACCGACAGCGCGGATGCATTGGATGTGCATTTTCTCCAGGCATCATTTTTGATACTTTAAAATGTTTTCCGTCCAACGATCTACAGATCGGACAGGCGGTAGGTTCTGCGATAAACTCATACTCTTCAAATCCATTGCGGATATAAGACTGTTTCTGCGCTTCTGCTTGCACCCTAGACAATTCTGTTGCCATCAGTCGCTCTGCATTTTCCCGGCTTACTCCAAACAGTTTGGCAAGGTGCCTTGCAAGAATTCTTGGATTCTTACCCTGTATCAAACCAGTCTGTAATAGCTTCGACAATTCAGTTTTCAGCATATCCTGGTACATCCAAATACGATCCGAATATTTTGCATTATGGAATGAAGCATTTACGATCGAATGTGCCATCTTCGCATTGTTCTGGATGGATTTTCCAAGGATTCCCGCCTGCCGTTCAAATTCTTCCAGCGTTTTCTCCGTCAGGATCTGGTCAAAATACTTCTGAAGCTCATCAAATCCACCAACAAGATGCATTCCGATATTTGCTTTTAGCATTTCAAGCCTGTTGATCTTCATAGCTGCATTGTATAGCCGCATCTCTTCGTTGGCTTCTTTTGAAAAATTCTTATCCTTTACATACCGTTTCGCCTTCCGGCTGTATGCATCAATATCCATTTTAGATACCCGCTTTTTTGCCTCTGCGATTGTGATCCCTTCTGATTTTGCATATCGTGTATAGAATCCATTGATCTCTTTCTGGATTTCGTCCATCATATTCAGATAAATCTTCTCGATCTCTTTCGCATATTCAGCTTCATCCTTGATATTCTTCTTTCGCTGCTCTTCTTCCCTATTCTTCCAGTACGTCCTGCTGTCCATCTGCCGCACCTCCGAACATCCGCTTTTCTACGATTGTTTCCTGCTTCTTTCTGTCCTCTTTCTCCATTCGATCAATCTCCTCCGAAACATCCTTAACAACAGATAGTACCTGTAGCTGTGTTTCCTTGGATACAATGCTTTCAAGTGCTTGTGCTGTCTGTGCTTCTTCAAGTAAATTCTTTGGGATATTCCTACTCATCGTAAAATCAATATCTTTCCATGCATCCCGATCTGACACATTCGTTGCAAGAGAGCAAAACAGTTTATACCGCTTTCTCATGGACTTTTCAACTTTACGGTCAAATGTTAGTGCAAGATTGCTCATGGACTGTAATTTGTATGCGAGAGAAGTTCCGGAAGCATTTCCGAAAGATTCATCTGAGATATTCGCTACCATGCTCGTCTGGTAAATCAAATTTTCCAACCGGTTCAAAAGATTCTCCTGCGTTCCATCTGCTGTGGGCTTGCCGAGAAACTGCACGATAATATCTTTTGCGTTGTCTGTACCATAAAGGTTTATGATCCGATTATCACGAATTTTATAAACGCCTTCCTCATCCAGTTCGGCGCCAAGCACTGCAAGATACGCTTCTGCAAAAGAATCTACATCATTTGCCTTTTCTCCGATCACTCGGTTGTATGTTTCTACCATACCGGCCACCTCTTCATACAGACCGATTCTCTCATCGTTCAGTACATATTCAACACAGTTGATGCGACCATATGGGTTCGGCATTCCCTCCTGCATCTTTTCTCCGTCAAATGGGATAATTTCTGTCCTTGTAAGTATCTCGCCATACCTTGTGACATTATCGTCTTTTTTCCCATATCTGACAGCAAATAGAGCGCGGCTCTTTACGGTATCATCATAGACCACAAACAGTTCTTTTGGATTGCAGATCACTGTTTTTGTCTTTGCTTCTTCATCCTGGTAAAAATACTCAAAAGCATGTCCGTAGATGCAGCACTTCTTCGCCAGCTCATATTCTTGATCTGAGATATCGTTATCCCGGTCAAATTCAAGGATCGCGTCTTTTATTTTTTCGTCCGGATGCGATTTTTTAACTGGAATCCCATAAGCATATCCCAAAAAGGTCTCTGTGATATACCGTGGGAAATTCACTGCCAGTCGGTTATCCGGCTTCCATTTTTCCTTTTCCGGTAAGCGGAAGACATCGTGGAATCCTTTGTATAAATTTTCAAGGTAGTTATATCTCGGCATCCGCTCTTCATGTTTTCGAATGTATTCATCCACCAGTGTCATGTTAATTTCTTCGTCAGCGGAACATAAAAGCGGTTCCGTCAGTTTGTATGGTCTTTTCCCATTCATTTTATATTCCTCCTCTAAAGGTCTTTAACTTTATTTTACCTTTTCTCTCTTGCTCAATAGAATACCTGAGCATCGCCATTGCATCATCAAAGAAATTCACTGGCTCATCCGTGAATGTGTTCGTTTTCTCATCCTTTTTCCATTTCCACTGCTGAATCTCCTTAGTCGTGTTTACGCAAGACGGATGGATATGTATGGTATGCTGCTTCAAATAATCAATCTGCGCTTTTACACTGTTCGGCTCTTTCTTGACCGGACATGCTCTGTATCCTGCTTTCTGCCACATCTTAATCCTGTCTGGCTCGGCAGAATCGCAATACATGGTGATTCGTTTTTGGAATTTTCCCTCAGCCAACTGTATGATCTCTGATGTATCTTTTTCAAATACATACAATTCCCGGCATAAGTAGATATCTCCATCTTTGAATCCAACCTCCCCGATACAGTTCGCATGGTTGAATCCAAAATCCTGTGAATTTACCATGTAATCGAATCTTTCTGGGGATGTATCGAATTCCTCAATCACATAATTTGTAAGAATCAGACCTCCGGTCTCTCCCCATTCACCAAGTCCGTAAATCCGATATCCGTCCGGATCCCGTTCTTTACGCATCATCATGCGCCGGTGATATGCTTCGTCTATGAACCGGTTCTGCAGGTACGTGGACTGATGTGTGTATACATCATCACTTTTTATGTCAAAATATTTCGCTTTTAACCAGTGCGTTGCTGACACCGGATTGAAGCTGAATGTAATCTGGTAATACAAAAATGGATTGAATGACAAGTCACCTCTGAGTCGGTCATCGAGAATATCGACATCCGCTTCATATAGCTCCGTTGCTTCTTCAATCCATATCCATGTTAATTTTCCGACATCAAATGTGATAGACTTTACTTTTTCTCGCTGTCCATCATCTTTCATTCCTCGGAAAATCACTTTATTTCCTGTCACTTTCGAGATCAGCTCCATTGGATTACTTCTGATCTGCCAGAATAATCCTGCTTTATCCCCGTATATTTTATATATTGCACTCTTCAATTCTGCATAGGTGCTATCCTTGTTTGTTGTGTCTACTTTCCGGACGCACAAGAGATTTGCACCTTTATACTTTGGATCGCCAAGTTTGATGATAAAATTCTGTGCAATGTTTACCGACTTTCCGGATCCGGCAGAGCCTTTTGCCAGTCGATATCGTTTCTTACACTCATTGAATTCTTTAAAATTTCTGTTAAATCCAACATTAACTTCCTTCATCTTCATCACCATAGTCTACTACAATCTTCATGTCCATATCTCCTGCTACATCCAGCTTGTCATTCCACATACCTAAATGCCTGCCGAGAAGTTCCAGAGCCTTCACCTTGTCGCAGGGCTTCTGCTCCAATCCATCGCGCCCCTTTTTAATCGTTCCGAGGGCTCGCTGCTGTTCTTCCGTAAGATTCTCTGTAAGTTCCAATTCTACGGTCCGATACAGAATCGGTTCTCCGTCTTCTCCTACGAGCGGAATAATATTTCCATCTACTTCTGCTGTAGCCTGTTTCTCAACTACTTTCGCGTAGTCTGAAGCCTTGGAAAAAGCAATGGCAGCCAGTTCATTTAAAACTCGATCCTGCGTGATTTCCGTCCGCTTCTGCCGCTCTTCCATTCTTTCAGCAATATATTCTGCAACCTTAGCATTTCTTAGCAACTTACTTCCATTTACTGCCGCTGACTCTTCTTTCTTTACACTCGGATATGCAACGCGGTAAGCCCGTGTGGCATTCAAATCAATCAGGTATTCATCTGCAAATATTTTCTGTTTTTCTGTCATAGGACTCACCACCTTTATAGCATAATAAAAGCACCCATCTCTGGATGCTAAGAATTTAGGACTACTGCACAATGAAAGAATTATAACAGCAACAAAATCAAATAACCAAATACACAATCGAAAATTATATAAACAAAAAAGGAGCTTGCAGTAGTCCGCAACGGGCATAGCAGGACTCGAACCTACGACACATCGGTTAACAGCCGATCGCTCTACCAACTGAGCTATACACCCGTAGGATGCCTTTTATTGACATCCTTTACCCTATCCGCACTCGGGTACTGACACTAAATATAGATTGCTGAATCTATTTGTTTGTTTTGCAGATCTGCGGATATCTGCGTTTTGTGATATCACTCGTAGCACTTCCACGGCATTCCGGATTTTTAATATTTACCATGATATGCTACTAAACCGTGCGCGGGGTTCGAACCCGCTTGTCCCAACTGACCACGGCATAAAAACACCGCCAGACGAGAAAGGGAAAGTCCGGCGGTGTTCCGAATGTTTGGAAAGATTTTGGAGCTTATCTTTTAACTCCATGATATACTATAAACTCCTAAAAGCGAAAAATGTGAAAAAAACGAAATAACTTTATTTTTCTTTCATCCAATTCTGAAATTCCATTCTTACACTGTCTTTCGTGCATCTTCCGCCCATTTTTATTGCTACAGAGTCCCACGTCAGCCCCTGCATCACCTTGAACCGTATAATCCTCTGCATCCGGACCGGAGCTTTATTGATTACTCGCTCCGCTTTTACTTTGATCTGCTTTGCATTTCTTTTTCGTTCTTCCAGCAACCGTTCCTCTTCGTCTATGTTCACCGTGTTCTCTACACATCCATAGATATTAAAACTCTGCGGTTGGTACGGGAACTCTGGATTGCTGCCTGTCACCTTGTCCTGTACGATCATCTTTCTTCTGTGCCGTCTGATATCTTCCTCTGTTTCTTTTACCAGAGCTTTTGCATCCATGTACTCATAGATTATGTTCTTGTCCAATTCAATCACCTCCCGGGATCCGCTCTTTTATGTTGTATTTCTCTGCTATGTAGTCCACAGCGTCCTTATTCGCCATCTCACGGCTTTTAAAGTCGCACTTAAAGGCTTCATGCTCCTGTTGCTTTAAAGCCGTCTCACAGGGCTTTCTCGTTGCCATATTATGCGCATCTATCTTCCGGATAACTCCTGCCGTCTCCTTTCTGCGCTTCATAGTCTCTCTTGTCATTCCTGCATCACCTCAATTTTCTCTCTACTACCCAGCCCGTAAATATTACAAGCAGTATAAGCGGGAACATTGCCGCAGCTAAATAATCTGCCTTTTCCAACTCAACTTCTTCCAATCCTGTCTCCTTAAATGCTATGACCGCTCCAAGCCCCAATATGTAGTACAGAGCCAGGAATGCGATTGTGATTAAAATGTCCATGTTATTCCTCCTCTGCATAATCATTTGCATAGATATCAAAGTAATCTATAGAGCCGTATTTCACCCTGCATGCCTTCTCGATTATGATATACCCATATCCTTGGTCCACTCCAGTATCGCTGCTCAGTCTCACCGGAAGATCACCTGGCACGCCTACAAGTGCTTCTCGCAATTCTTTTACTGTTAATTCCCGCATATCTATACCTCCCATTTCAACCTTTGTCCACAATTCAAACAATGCCTATGCTCCATCATTTCTGTTGTGATCCCGTCCGTGTTTCTTCTGTTTTCGTATTTTGCATTAGTCATTCCTCCTAATCGCCATCTCAATCCCGATTTCGTCCTTAATCGTCTTTGTATACTCATCCCATGTTGCCATATCATCCACCAGGCACTCTGCTTTCAGGTTCATTCGGTCAATAAATCTCTTGCACCGTTTCCCAGCAAAACCGAACTCATCATGCAGCGTTGCGACTGCGATCACCATCATTGTGTCCAGTGTCATGTTTTTAATCTTCTCACAGGCGATATTTAACTCTTTTCTGGTCAGCGCCGTATTGACTCCCGTGATATTCCGGAACTGTATTTCTTTTTCCAGCCCCTCGATACCGTCTTTTTTTTACAATCTCCCTTGCTAGAATCAATCCCTGTGATCTACCGGCTGTATAATCATCAACTTTTCCCATTCTTTTCTCTCCTGTTCCATATTTTCCTAAAACATTCAGTGTGAAAAAAAACATCCGTTGCCCTCTTTGTCCTCACATACTGGATACGACTCATATCATCAGATTCTCTAATGGCCTGTCCGCATCCCGGACACAACACCTCACTGAAATGTTTATTTAATGCCTTTTTCTTTGCCTGATCTGTCAATACCCTTGTTCTCCTTTATCGCTTTAATCCTTGCCTTCAGACTGGCCATTACCCAGCCTTGCACATCGTCCTTTTTACTAAGCGCTTTCATCACATCTTCATCTCTGGTCTCCGTACAGACCAGGTGATGTATGATCACTTTCTCCGTCTGCCCCTGTCGGTGTAGTCTTTTATTTGCCTGCGTATACAGTTCATAATTCCACGTCAAGCCGAACCAGATCACGTGATTTCCCCCCTGCTGCAGATTCAATCCGTAAGCGCTGCTGGCTGGATGGGTAAGCAGTAGGTCAATCTTTCCTGCATTCCAATCATCCTCGTCCTGCGTCGTCTTAAGCTCACGGATCCGCAATTTTGATTTTTCCAGTGCTTTCAGAATCCTGACCTTATCATGCTGGAAATTATAAAACACCAGTGCCGGTTTCCCCTGAAGGGACTCGATCAGTTCTAGGAATGCTTCGATCTTACAGTTATGTATTTCATGATAGTTCCGGTCTTCATCATAAATTGCCCCGTTCCCAAGCTGTAACAGCTTATTGCTCAATGCTGCTGCACTTGTGACACTGATTTCTTCTTCATCCTCCGGCAACTCCAGCACCATCTTGTACTCTAATTCCGTATAGGCCTTCCTTGACTTGCTGTCAAGTTCCACCGGGATCTCATGATATGTGATATCCGGAAGTTGCAGGTAGTCCTCTGCCTTCATGCTGATACAGATATCTGAGATCTTCTGTAGGATACTTTCTTCGGTTCCCGGTTTCGCCTTATAGTTGTATATCACATTCTGTCCCCGGTCTCCCGGATCAAAATAACGTTCCCGGAATCCGGTGTACCGCTTTCCAAGCCGATCACCCTCATCCAAAAGATAGACCTGCGCCCAAAGATCCTCTAAACCATTCGGAGAAGGAGTTCCTGTCAGTTCCACCATCCTGCCAATCCTGGAACTGACACTTGCCAGGGCTTTGAACCGTTTCGCCTTGTGGCTTTTAAAACTGCTGGACTCATCAATCACTACCATGTCAAACGGCCAGGCATTACGGTAATAATCCACCAGCCACACCACATTCTCCCGATTGATGATGTATAGATCAGCCGGCGTATTGAGGGCACGTATCCTTTTTGCTTCGCTTCCAAGTATCTGGGATACCCGCATCATCCGTGTATGCTCCCATTTATCCTTTTCCTTCGTCCAGGTTCCCTCTGCGACTTTTTTCGGTGCGATCACCAAAATTTTTTGTACTTCAAACCGGTTGTATTTTAATTCCTTTACCGCTGTCAATGTTGTGATTGTTTTCCCTAAACCCATATCCAAAAAAAGCCCGATTTTTTTAATCTCCAGTATCTTATCGATACAGTACTTCTGGTATTCGTGGGGAATGAACTTCTTTGCATCACAGCCCATATCTCTGCACCAACTTTCTGCTTGTTTCCTCAAATCCGTGACCTTGAAAGAACTGGCAGACTCCTGAGATGCCATATATCACATGTACCCGCTGCCCTAAGTCTGACAGCCTCTTTAACTGGACTCTCTGGACAGATGACACCTTTCCAGAATCCGTTTTCAGCTCTGTGAAGATCGGCATCTGCCCCGGAAAGATGATGATCCGGTCGGGCACTCCGTTATTTCCCGGGCTTACCCACTTATAAGCCCTGCCTCCCAGTTTTTTTACCTCTTGTACTAGGATTTTTTCAATTTCTTTTTCTAACATTCTCTTACCTCCTGACAACAACAAGCCCTATACGCGTATATGTATACGCGCGTATGCCGTTTATGGCGTATTATGGTATATATATATATCTTTAATTATATTTTTTTATTTTTTATAAAAAGTTTGTTGACACTGTTGACATATATCTACAAACAACGTAATTTCGCTATTTTTTATGTCAACGAACGTGCTACATTAGTGTCAACACGTAAACAAACCATAAATTTTTTCATTTTTTATACTTTGTTGACGATTTAGAACTTTGTCGACACCCTTTTCACCGCTTTGTTGACACCCTTTCGAATCCTCTCTGCGTACCATAAAACCCGTACCTCAAAGACGATTTATTTCTTTTCCAACCGCTTATACAAGATAGGATGTTGTTGATTTCCATGCTGTCCCTCTTTCCCATGTACTTGATATCGGAACCAAAGCACTCCTGCCATATCTCTGCGGCACACACTTTTTCTCTGTCCATCAAATCAACGTTCGCTGTTAAATGCGTACCCCCTTGCAGGAACTGCCGCCTTTGCATTAGATTCATACCATCCCAGCCCACAGGGATTTTCCGTTCTAAGAATTCCCGGATCACACCTTCTTTCGCAAAAGACTCCCTGTGTTTCTCCTGCTGTTCTTCTGCCAGTTTTTCAATCTCTTTTGGCAGAAATAAGGACTCTCCCAGTACCCAGTACATGTACGTTTCCGCCCAGATCTGGTCCACTTCTTCCGGAAGATCCACCCATACAGATTTCTTTGCCTTATACTCTCCCACATCCACCGGCCAGAATCTTCTGTTGCCTGTGGCGTCTTTTAGGAATTCGCTGTCATTTGAAGTACCAAAAAATACACATCTCCTGGGATACTTATCTGTTGTACGCCCATACGCTGCCCGGTAGATATCGTGTGTCTTGCTTAAAAACTGTTTGACCGCACTGGTTTCCTGCTTTGTCATTGCTGTCAGTTCTCCTACTTCATTGATCCAGGTACCCTGTATCAGTTCCGCTGCTTCTTTTCCTTCGAAGCTTGTCAAAGAATCCGAAAACCACTGTTTTCCTAAAATTGCAAGGAATGTACTTTTCCCGATTCCCTGTGGTCCGGTAAAGATCGGCATATAATCATATTTCACTCCTCCGGTTACAGCTCTTGCTACTGCAGCACATAAAGACTTCCTGATCACCGCCCTTGTATAGGCATTATCCTCTGCACCCAGATAATCCGACAGCAGCGTATCCACACGCTTTTTACCATCCCATTTCAAGCTCTCCAGATAGTCCTCCACCTCGTTAATCTGATTCTGGCTGCTCACGATCAGCAGACCGTTATCCAGCTTTTCTTTTCCCGTAAGTCCGTAAAATGTCTCCATATATCGGTAATACCCTGCGTAGTCAACATCTTTCCAACGGCGTTTTTCCTCTCTCTGATCCCACGGCAATGCGCCCAGCACCATTCCACAGCTTGCAAATTGGTCGATAACGATCTTCCCCTTTAAGAGCGGATCATTTTCCAGTACCAGTGTTACATTTGCGATTGTTTTTTCGATTTTCCCATTTCCATCTTTTGTAAGATTCAGTACCCAGTCTACATTCCCGTCCTCTTCCCGTGCCGGGCTTTCCAGACCAGATACTTTTTTTGCCTGTTCAAACTTCTCTTTAATAAGAAGAGTAGACACCTCTTTGTCCGCTCGTGCCATTTTTGCCATTGCTTGAAAAGACGGAAGCTTTACGGATGGAGTGCCCTCTTTTGCTTCTTTATCCAGGTCGCCATACATATGCAGACGGATCAGGTCAAACGCATTCACCAATTGCCCGGAACACGGATCCGTAGCATGGTGGGAATAGAGGAACAGATCACCGTCATATAGAATCGCACCTCCCGTTGTAGTTCCTCCCATATAAGTGTATCTGTTTGGAATATCCGTCTGTTCGTACATTCCCGGGATAAACTGTTCCATTGCCTGCGTAATGGAATACGTGCGGCAGAATGCTCCTATGATTCCTTTTTTCTCTGTCGGATTTTCCTGTTTTGCCAGACGCCTTTTTTCGATGGTTTCACTTCCGGGTACTTGCGGCCATTCGGCTACATTCTTCCAGTTCTTATACATTCCTAGCAGCCCGTCCAGACTGCAGAACGGATGATCATATACCTGATAAACATACTCCCCGTCCTTACAACAGCTTGGCCAGTACATCAGCCGGCTTGCGTCAAATGTAGTCGGGTCACAGAACTCGATCCCAATCAATGCAGCCGCCTTTCTTGCTGCGGGTTCATATTCGTCCGGAGTAGCCGTTCTATCCACAGGAATAATGACCCGGAGCCTCGGGGCGTATCCGGAATGTTTCCGCGTACTATAAACAACTGTTGCGCATCCCAGTCCAGATACTCTCTTCAATATTTCTTCTGTCTGCCCTGCCGGTATATTGTCCATATCCAATGTCAGCAGATCTCTCCCCTGCACGTAAGCCCCTTTTCTTCTATCATTGAAAAAGGTACCGCCGACAAACCCTCCAACATCTTTCAATTCAGCTTGTTGGCTCTTTGACAATGCTAAATAATTTTCTAAGGTTTCCAGACTTCTGGCCGGAGTTTTCAACCGGTCAACAAATTCCGACCACATGATCTCACTTTTCGGCCAGTATGTAGCCTTTCTTGATCCGGCCATGCTGACCAAAAGTTTTCTGTTATATTCCACTTCAACTCCTCCTAGTCTTTCATGTAATAGTCACTCTCAAATCCAGCACCTTTTAAGATCAGTCCAGGTGCCCAAGGTATCGGCTCTGCCATCAGATCACAGATTTCATCCACCGTAATTGATACAGGGGCATCGATGATCACCTCATCATGTACATGAAACACGACCTGCAGCCCCATCCTGTCAATTCTTTTTAGAGTCTCTGCAAGACAGTCACGTGCGATTGCCTGTACGATATTCTCTGTCATCTTTCCCCCATAAGTGGATGCCACTTCCCATTTTCTTGTCTGTTGCCCGACCGTGTAATAGTGGATTGCCATCTTCCCAAACTGATTCTCCTGCAGAAATGGTTTCGGGTAGAACAGCTTTCTCCCGCTTGGAAGCTGCACTGTCAAAAATGACTGTCCGTATACCAGATCCCCCTCGTACCGGAAAATCAAACCGTAGATACCCTGTGGCTGTGCCGTCTGCATCGTAGTAAGGGCCGCCTGCTCCACTGCATACCACAAGTCTCTGATCCGCGGATTTGCGCTCCGCCATCTCTGTACAATATCGGGAAGTTCCTCTTCCGCCAGCCCCATATTCAATGCTCCCATGGCAATTAAGGCTGCTGTTCCACCCTGATACCCTAACGCAAGCGTGGCAACTTTTCCTTTCTGCCGCAGGCTGTATTCCGGATTTCCTTTTGCAATCTTTTCAATCGGAACATGGAACATCTGAGATGCTGTTGCTTCATAGATCTTTCCATGTGTAGCAAATACTTCATTTACCCACTGTTCTCCCGCCAGCCACGCAATCACACGAGCTTCAATGGCAGAAAAGTCAGCCACAACGAATTTATTCCCATCTGAGGGGATGAACGCTGTTCTGATCAGCTGCGACAGAGTATCCGGAACATTCCCGTATAGCAGCTTAATCCCGTCATAGTTTTTATCTTTTACAAGGTTTCTGGCATAATCCAGGGTCTTTAAATAATTCCTCGGAAGATTCTGCAACTGTACAAGCCTTCCTGCCCAACGCCCGGTCCGATTCGCACCATAAAACTGTGTCAGTCCGCGTACACGATCATCCGCTCCCTTTGCGGTATCCATGGCAACATATTTCTTAATAGATGTTTTCCCTAACTGCTGACGAATTTCCAAAATCTTTCTCGCATCATCCGGAAGATCTTCCCGCTGTAAGTATTCTTCTACTGTTGCTTTTTGCAGGTTTGGAATATCCACACCCTTTCCGGACAACCACTGTTGCAACTGTGTTGCGCTATTCGGGTTGGAAAGACCGGTAATCCTGAATGCTTCTGCTGTCAGGCACTCCGTGCTATGAGAATCAATTGCCAAAGCCCCTGCGATCAGATTTGTATCTACCCGAACTCCATACGCATTCATCAAGATATCCATCCTCCACAATCTCTGTTCTTCTTTCGGAACTGGAAACGCCTGCAACCTTTTTAGGATTTCATTCTCAGTGACAACGTCTTGTTTACAATATTCCCTGAACAGCTCCCACTTTTCCGGAGCGTGCTTCGGAAGATTCCAGCTCCTGCCGCCGTTACTTTTTGTCGGTTTACAAGGAGTACAAAAATATCGGATCAAAGCCTTTCCTGTGGAAAGCTTCTGCTTATCCTGCGGAAGGCCTATTGCCTTTCCTGTTGCATCCAACCCTGCAGTGTACCCGCAATACAGTCCATGGATCATCGTACAGTTCCACTGTTCCAAAGGAGTACGATACCCTGCAGTATTCAAACAGTACCACTCAAATGCCGCATTATATGCGTGCTTGACCACATTAGGATTCATAAGAGCGGTCAAAATCCGTTCTGGAATACGTTCTTCTACGGTAAGATCTACAAGCTGTACATCCTCTTCATCATATTTATAGGCAAACAAAAGAATTTCAAAATCTTCGGACTGTGCATATCTGTAAGCTCCCGCTTTTGTGATGTCCACACTGCTTTTTGTCTCAATATCTATAGATAAATGGTGTTGCATAATTACGTCTCCTGTTAAAAGGAGGGGCTAAAGCCCCTCTTGATTACATCGGCATCCCTGTGATCGGATTGATTGCCTGTACATTCTGCGGTGCGTTCCTGTACTGTGGTGTTGGATTGACTGGCTGGGGCATTGCACCAAACGCCTGTGCCGCTGTCGGCGCACTTCCTCCCAGGGATTCTCCGTCTTCCAATTTCATGACCGGACCCAGGCCACATCCAATTCCTTTCTTTCCCCCGAAAGAATATGGAAAGAAGTTCACATTTACTCTCGCATAAATCCCACTGTAAATCTCAGACTGGTTAATAATCGGATTCATGTTTACGTCTACCACCTCCGGTGGATAATCTGCTTTTGCACTTGCCGTGAACACCCAGTGTCCTTTACATTCTGCCCCAAATGGCATCCCATCTGACGGACGCACACCATCCCCGTCATGAACTGGTGTTGACACCACAGGTGGGCATACACCGTTCCATTTTTCCGCTGTTCCCCTCTGCTTCGCGGCTTCAATAGCTGCATTGATCCGGTTCATAGTATCCACATCGGATTTCGGCACTAACACGGTAACACTGAATTTTTCTTCCTGTCCCGGTGTAGCCGCATAAGGTTTAAATAAGTGTACATAAGATAATCTTGCTTTTCCTGTTGTTACGTTTGTTAATTCGTTCATATTAGTTTTCCTCCTTGAATGCCTCTTCGGCTGTCACTTTGTTTGTAATTGTTTCTCTTTTATCTGACTCTTTTGCAAGTGTCGGTTTCCCTGGCTTCTTCACCACAAACTCTCCGACTGCGTCCTGAAAATCTTTCTTCCCTATCAGCTTTTCTACCTGCGCCAAAGTCAGTGGTTTCTTTTCCCACAGCATCGGCTCTTCTGTAATCCCACTCTTTAAAAGTTTTTCAAATGCTGTATCCATATCTGTCCAGTCTCTGGATCCTCGGCCCTCTACCGCTTTCCATCCAGGAATCTTCTTTCCGGCAAGGCATTCTGACAATGCAAACTCCTGCAGATCTTTGAGCCATCTTGCAACATCTTCTCCCTGTTCCAGGTATCTTCCAACTTCCTCATTTGTAATCAATGGCGGTTTCTTGTCTGTTGCAAAAGCCAGCTTCACATTTTCTTCTGCCCTTGCCCTGCACTGGGATTTCGCACGGCAGAACCTGCACTGTTTTTCCCCGGGAACAAACTCTCCGTCTCCTTTAAATGCAACCGCAGCCTTTTCCTTCACATAATCTCCAAATTCCAAAAGCTGTTCCAGACTACATCCCCATTCAGAGATTCCGTCTGGCAGCCTCGGCTGCACGATAGCAAGCCGGATCTGTTTAATCGGATAAAATAACTTACATGCGTCATATGCACCGAGTGCATACAGCATCATCTGTGGATTTTCCTCTGCGGAAACAAGAACACCCTTGCCGTATTTAAAGTCGATCACAAACAGGGTTTCTCCCTGAATCATGATGCAGTCTGCAGTACCGAACCCCTCTGGTACATAGGAGTCGAACCGGACTTGTTTTTCTACTTCCACATACGGATCTGTTGGGAGCTTAATGGACACATCCCGAATATAGTCAATGTATGTGTCCGTATGCTCCAACATTTCGTCATCCCACAACGGGTTCTCTTTCATTTTTTTGATTGCAAAAGTCAGCTTTCTTTTAGACACATCATGTGGCTTAAAATAGTTCCTTACCTTTAACTCTGCAAGTTCATGCGCCAGTGTCCCCTCTTTTGCAGCCTCAGAAGCAGTATCCGGAAATTGTTCCTCCAACCGTGCACTTGGGGTACACGCCAGCCATCTGTGAGCCGAAGATGCACTTAACAGAGCATGGTTTCTCTCTTCATGTGCCATATTAGATCTGAGCCCCCATTTCCCGAATCGCCGTTGCAAAGCTTCCGTACTGTTCTGCTGGTAGTTCCACAAGAGAGGATACCCCGAAACTCTGGATCAGCTGCTGCAGCTGTGCCTGCATCCCTTTGTCCATTAAAGACATGGCAGCTTTTGACAGATCTTCCCTTGTATACGTCGGCACAGCTATAGGGACTGCTTGGGTCGGAGCTACACTCTGAGTAACTTGATTCTGTGCCTGCTGATTTAGCTGTGCGGATGTGTTCGCCTCTGGAAAATGCGGTGCAATCTGCTGTCCGTAGGACTCTGCCTGTTTAACCTCAGTAGCCGGAACAGCTGTACTGACTGCAGACGTTTCCATTCCACCCTCTCTGGATAAAAGTTTCTCCGAAAAAGAAACCAGTTCCTCATAACTATCAAATGTAAGTGTAATCTGTGCCATTTTAAATACCTCCTGTTTTTTCTAAGCCTGCACGGGCTATCTTTATGAATTCATCCTCTGTGAGGCTGATTCCTTTTGTCATTTTTGAATGGTCTTCTGACCATCCGCGGATATCCAACTTGTCCTCTTTCCCAAACCAACTGATGCGGTTTAGCTCTATGTGGTAAATATCCGTTTCGCTCTTTTGGGGAAGAGCAAGCATTGTTTCTTTTATCTCAAAATTTCTCGCTGTCATTTATCTGTTCCTCCAACAATCTCCGTTACACCAAAGATAGTCATCTGTGGGTAAATACTCTTCCAATACCAATACTCCTGGTTTTTCTTCGCATATGTGGTCTCCCTCTCCTATCGGACAGAGATTTGCACAATTATCACAAGATTTTTCCATTTGCACCTCCTCATAAAATCTGTTAATATAAAGTTGTAGTTGCTTGAGCGCTTAGAGAGAACCAATCCCCCCGGTCATCCTCTGAGTGCTCATTTTTAATACCCAAACACCAGCCACCAGCCGATCGCCACCAGCCCGCCCCCGATCACGGATGCCGCAACCTTGTGCCAGTAAGGCTTGTCCTGCACTTCCGGCAGATCTACCGATACGGAGCGGATGTCCCAACCGTTTAATGTGTTGGGTTGCTGAGTGGTCTGGCAGTGGTAGGTTCCTTTAATCTCCATGCTTGTCCTCCCTTCTACCGCCTAGGCGGTTTTCTCTTTTCGTATCAATGCTCCCTGAATAATCCGGCAACATCCATCTATAAGTTTTTTGACTTCCTCTTCTGTGCGATCCACATAACAATCATCATGTACTCGGATTGTTGCATTTTTTACTTTTACTGTTTCTACGATCAAAATCATCACCTCTCTACTATGTATGATGGTTAGATTGTCCATGATATGTTGTCCATTCAATCCTATTTACGCTTCGTTCCAAACCTATCAATTATCATGTCTGTCACATCGGTAACCTGGACATCCATATTTACTGTAAGATCAGCGACGCAATCTCCATCTACCTGTTCTAATCTGTATGATTTCACGCATTTAAGTTTCTTGCCGTCTAAAATTACCCCGTTTTCTATTTTTACAGTGCTAAACATTGTGTTTTCCCTCCTTATTTAAATTCTGACTGAAGTACTTCTATCTTCGGAATCAGTTCTTCCAGAGATTGACTTATCTCCTGATCAATTCTCTGCGAATCCATGTAGTAATCATGAATAGTTGAATACTGTCTTGACATATTCACAACTGAAAATGAAGCAAAAATCACAAAGACAACAAGTGTTACAAGCAGATAGAGGGTCTTATGTTTTAGGCTATCTACTTCTGTTTTAAGTTCTTCTACCTCTTTTTTAAACGCATCAAACTCAATTTGATCCATTCTCTGCGATTGAGCATTGAACATCTTTCCTGTACGCTTTTCCGCTTCTTGAACGGAATCCATTCCCGGTGTTCCCGGACTGCCACTCCAACACATTTTCCTTTTCCTCCTTTTCTCCTATGCAACTCCGTATTTAATAGCCAACTCTTTTACGATAGCCGTATATCCCTCAATCAGCTTCTTATCATCAGCGATCACATCCAGATAATTCAATTTGTCTCTTCTGGATTTGCAAACACCCTCATCTGCCATTCTTCTACGTTTGTTTGTGAGCCTCTGCTTCACATTCACTCCCATGCGTTTTTCTAACAACTGATAGGATTCTGCTCTTACATCTTGATAGGACTTACTGTCTCCGCACTCCATACCGATTTTTCTCAAGATTCTTCCGGTATCTTCTCTCCATGATGTTGTATCGATTGCAACAACCTCACGGATGCTTTCAATTCGTTCTTCCACGTGCTCAAGCTTCTCTGCCTGACGCTTCTGCTCAATTTCCAAGTTAATCATGACCTGCAACTGCGGTGAGAGTTCTTGTGTGGCAAGAGACGCCGCTTTGTATTTCTTTTCTACCTGAATGAAATATCTGCGTACTTGCTTCCCTTTTTCATTCCGCTCAAGCATTGCCATTTCTTTGGCAGCATCCAGTTTGATGATATGGTCTTTTTTAGAGGTTCCTCCTGACACTGTCGGAATTTCGACGGTGGTAAAATCTTCGTCTTCCTCCGCATCGATATCTAACACTCTTCTTTTAATCCACTCTCTATAGTTGCTCTTTACTTCCAGAACCTCATGCAGTTCTGATCCGTATACTACTTTTTCTCCTGTGCTTGTCTCGTATACTGGGACAAGTTCGTTTTCAATTACTGTTAAATTGTTCACTGCTTCTCTCCTACTTTAATAATTCATCAATAGTGCACCCTAGCACCTTTGCTACTTTGGACAGACTTCTTATTGTTGGACTCACTGTATTCCACTTATAAATGCTTCCGGTAGAAACGCCAGCCTGACTTTCTAATAAATTGATAGAAATTCCTTTTTCTGCCGCTCTCTTAGATACATTGTCGAAAATATTATTTTCCGTATCAATCACTCCTTTCTTTTTGATTAAGTTCTGAAAATATCACAATTTTATATTGACTAAGTTCTGAAAATATTCTATAATCAAGTTGTCAAGCAAAATTACAAAATAAATTCCAGCATTCTTATTATCGCAAGTTTTTTGCGATTTTTTCAGAACCCTATAATCACATTATACGCGATAATTTCAGAATGTCAAGAGTTATTTTTGCGATTTTTTCAGAATTTTGAAAGGAGTCTACATATGACACTGAGAGAACGCGTAAAACATCTATGCAAAGAACATGGAATTTCAATGAATAAATTGGAAAACGAGCTTAATTTTGGAAAAGGGTACATAAGCAAATTAGGTTCAAGCCAACCAAATGTTAATAAGTTGCAGCAAATCGCTGATTACTTCAGCGTATCATTAGATTATTTAATGTCTGGGGAATCTAATGGCGATAATCTGTCATTACTCACGGCGAAAGATGAACGCGACATTGCAAAAGACATGGAAAACATTAGAAATAAGTTAAAAAACAATGAAGAAGGTCCTGCTTCTTATGACGGTCAAGCTATCCCGGAAGAAGATATTGACTTACTTCTTGGGCAAATCGAGCTGATGATGAGAAGGTTGAAACCGATTAACAAAGAAAAGTACAACCCTAACAAAAATAAAAAGTAGGTGTATAAATTGAGAACAAACGATATTAAGCGTTTAGTTGAATACTACATAAAGAAATTTAATACAAGAAATCCTTTTGAACTTGCAAACTGCTTAAATGTCGAAGTTCAATTAGGCCCTTTGGGAAGTCGAGCTGGATGCTATATGTTTCTGAAGAATCACAAATGTGTTTTCTTAAATGAAGATTTAGAGGAACATGAGCTGCATCTTGTAATGGCTCACGAGTTAGCACACTCCATTCTTCACAGAAAAGAAAATTGCTACTTTATCAGAAACAAGACTCTTCTGTTATCTTCTGCCAATGAAATAGAAGCTAACACATTCGCCGCAGAGCTTCTCATACCAGATTCTCTCATCTATGAGAATCCAGGCATGACAAAAAGCCAGATTGCAAGACTGGCTGGGTACGATGAAAGAATTATGGAGTTTAAAAAAATCTAATAAACTGGAGGGATGTTTTATGGGATTGTTATCTAAACTATTTGCTAAAAATGTATTTTCATTCCAACCGGATTTTTCCAAATCAGAATACGATAATTGGCTAAATTATATGAGCATGGGCGGAACAGATGCACAATGGAAGTCACTAAAAATAAAAAATAACTGGAATTTTCCAAAAGATAGTACAGAAATTTTCATGGAGTACCAAAAAGCATTAAAGCCAATATCTAGCAAGTACTACGCTCTTCTGGAAAAAATCGAAAAAGATTGGTCTGCTCTATACAACTTAAAAGAGTACACAGGCATTCTTGCACGCAAAATTGAAAAAGAATGCATCGATGCCATAAATTGCTTTGAACAGATGCACGCTATTGATACCAAGTACGGTGAGGTTTCACCGCAAAATATTCCTGCATTCAAAAGGCTGGCAATGCTATACGAACGTCAAGGTAAATATGAATCATCTGCGGATGTTTGCAAACAAGCTATCCATTTCGGCATGGATGAACGCGCTCGCATGATCCGCATGATCAAAAAGGCCAATCGGACTCCAACTAACGAAGAAATGACAATTATAAATAGCGAATGATATAACCGCTTCGGCGTTTATATAGAGTAAAGTGGTGTTGAGGTACAGGAGAAAAGAGGAATTTATGAAAAAGAAAATTGTAACCATGCTGTTGATTGGAACTATGGCGTTGTCCATGACAGCGTGTGGCGGAGATAAAGAGCCAGAAAAAGAGAATACTGCGAAAACAGAGGCTACGGAAAAAGAACCGGAAGTCGAAGTGACATATCAAAGCATTCTCGATGATTATACAAAGAAGATTGCTGACGCGACTCCGGGACTTGTGGAAGAATATAATAACGAAGCAGCTCCGATTGCCGGAGACTTAAATGCGCTTGCTGAATTATCAAATAGCAAGGTTGAAAAACTGGCCGAGATTTCTAATCAGGGCGTTTCCGAAATGGCTACGCTGATGCAGAAAAATGGAGACGAATATAGTGTTTACGAGGAATGGTCATTAAAGTTAACTGATGTGTATACACAGTACGCCGCACAAATTACTGATGCATATACCGCTTCTGCTGCCGGAATGAGCACAGAAGACATAATGAATTCATTAAATTCTTTAGGAGAATAA